CTCACCACCCTTGTTTTTATTCAAATTAATTAAAGTAATATACTCACTTTTACTTGGGTCGTTCTGCAAATCAAAAAAGCGATAGTCTACGGGTGGAGGCAGTATAAAATTACTAAAATTATAGTTCAAAAGGTCTTTTAACCAAAAAGAATTATATATGATATATTGAGGCTTCTCAGCTCCTATTATTTCCGGGTAAGGATGACTATTATGGATAAGGTGAAAAACAGGCTTTTTATAAACATTAGCCTTATATATTGTCCATTTTGTGTAGTCCAAATGAGTAAAAACAGCATCACACCACCGCATCAAGCCATCTATAACATTGTCGTTAGGAGGGAATACGTCTATCCCATCAAAGTTATAGTTATTTTTTATTCTGTAATAGTTAGCTTGATGCAATAATACCCTAACATTATGGCCCTTGTTAATTAAATCCTTAGCAATGCCATGTATCATGGTCTCCGCGCCGCAGAGATGTTTTGGAGGATATAGATGGACAGATAGTAGAAAGTTCATAGTATTTTATTAGCCGAAGCGTTAAAAATATCAGTATAGTCAGCAAAGTGGCCCCATAATTGGCTTGGGTGTGGCTTTTGCCACGCTATCATGGGACTCATTATGAAAGTCTTGCCATTGGGATGAATCCACGTTTTGAGCCAGTCATCGAACATCACACTCGTGTCCTCGTACCTTTCAGCTATTGCTTTGGGGTTACGATACATCACCGCGTGAGTAGTCCAAGCCCCAAAGGTCTTAAACAAGTTCTCACTATATCTCTCAATTGGTGCTACAAGATTTGCCCCTAAATAGCATAAATCCCAATCATCTGGTAATTGAGCAAAAGCTTTAGAAAAGTGGCTAAAGTCCTTTATCACCACATCATCCTCAAAGAGCAAAAGAGTGCCATCGGTCTCACTCAATATCTTTTTCATTGATTTGTTAAAGCTATGCTTAGGGTTGTCATCATGCTCTGCATAGACAACACTTGGCACCATACCGGTTTTCTTAATTTGCTCTAAGGCATCATTTAGCCTTAAGACCTGACCAGGCACAGTTAAAACCTTACAAACCATAGTAAAAACCAAAATAGGGAGCGACTACTTAGCCGCCCCCACATTTATGAACCTATCAACAATCAACCATATTAGATAGCACCATAAACAGCTGCGGTAGGTTGGAATTGGAGCAATTCACAACGAGCCTCGCAACGGAATGTGATGAGGTTTTTGATGAAGTCGTCCTGGTCGAATTCTGTAGACCTTACAGCCAGACCGCTTTGCTGTGCAATGGCAAACTTAGAGCTATCCATTACATAGATTTTAGAAGCAGTAACAAGAGCGTGAGGAATAACAGGTACACCAACGATACGAACATTACCAAGGTTATCGATAACCATACCGCCAGGTACTGAGTAGTCAGCAGGCTTTGTTTTCAACAAGCCGGCCCAACCTGCGTGTGTGGTCAAAGCAATATTTGGAGTCCATCCCAAAGCACCAAGTTGTGCTACGTAATCGATGAACTTCTCAGCGGTGTTAGCACCAGAAGAGGAGCCTGCGGTAGCAGAAGCTGCGATAGCGTTGAGGTAGTAAGTATCTTCAGCTTTTTGGAAATCTTCGATAAGAGACTGCTGGAGATAAGCTTGCAAGAAAGGCAGGTCATCAATCATCTGACGGCTTACTTTAGCGTAGCCAGCGATGAAAGACAAAGCTGTGTTCACTACAGTTACATCGTAGTCAACTTGAGGCTTAGCAGAACCTTCGGTTTGCTTACCAAAAGAACCTTCACCAACGGGGCTATTACCACGAGGGAAAGACACAGAGCCAGTAGAAACAGGGATGATGTTGAACACGCTTCTCAAGTGTGGATTAACAAAGCTGCGGAGAGCTGGGTTATCAACATAAGATGTGTAAACAGATCCGGTGAGGTTGTTAGAGATGGTCATGGTACCTACGGCCTTCATCTCCATTTCATAAGCGAACCCTTTACCATTGCCACGAGCGGCAGACTTGATGTCATTCCAACCTTTCTCGATAGCTGAGCCAATCTCGCTCTTAATAGCGAAAATGTGGTCTGCATAAGAGGTAGCAACTTTTTTCTCTTCTTTAGCTTGGAGCTTACCAAAAGCGGCTTTGGCTTCCTTTACTTCTGCAACTGCTTCAGCTGCGGTCTTGTTAGCCTTAACCATCTCCTCGTTAATTTGCTCAACGCGAGACTCAAATGCTTTAGCGGCTTTCTCGGTAGCGGCTACAACCTCGGCCTTTTGCTCGGCCAATTTAGATGCCAGAGCATCTTCAAATTGTTTCAAATTTTCCATTTTACTTAAATTTTATTAATGATTGAAATTAGTGAGGACACATTCACCTCTTCTCCTTTTTGCTGCTTGGGCTCCTCATGGGTGGCCTTCGTGCTACTCATTTGCTCTACGGCTTGTGCCAATTGCCTTACTTTAATTAGGCAAAGTTCTATTGTCTCATCAGTTACATCACTGTTTCTGATAAACTTCTCAAAATTACGTATTTGCTCTTTAATCTCATCAATATTTTTTATTGACTTAATCCCAAGCATTGGGGTATGCTCATTTGCCCCCCAAGCGGTCAAGCTTGACCCCTCAAAAAGCATCACCTCATGTATCTCATTTGCACTATCGTTCTTTTGCTCACGCAAAGTCCTAAAGCCTATGGAATGCTCACTAATGAGCCCACTTTCGACCATCTTCACAAAGTCTTGGCCCAATTGATGCTTGCCCACTTGAGAGCGGTAGAAAAGTCCATACCCATCCTCCTTTAGCTCCATGATTTTACCCAATGGCTTAGATGGGTCATGGTTGAGTAAGTGCTTGATCCGACCCTTAGCATCTGGCCCCCAATCTTGGATAGACCTCTTAAAAGCACCTGGCATCATGATGTCCCCATCAGAGTCCACCATACCAAATGCGCTAAAATACCCACTTACTATGCCTTGTTTAGAGTCAACATCTTTGACCTCAAGGTTTTGATTTTTGTAAACGTATATCATGTTTTTTCTATTGTCTATTTGTTCAAGTTTCCTAATTGCCCACTCTATCCCAGCATCACCGCCCCAAGCATCCCACATGATGCCGCCACAGCCCTCATCATAAGGTACATCCTTATTTTGTTGGTGCCTCTTAAATGATGCCATCCTCGCTATCGTGTCCCTACTTATCCTTTCTCTATTCGCCAGTTGCCGTGCTCGAGTCCAACCAACAGGTGTGCCACAATCGCTACCATTCTCCTCTTTATACTTTAAAGCTCTCTTTGCATTGTTTGTCGCTGCCTCTGGGTAGTCATTGTAGGTCTCCTCCTTCAAATACATATCTAAACTCTTCTCCTCGACCAATACCCCACGAGCTTCTGTGTTCTCTCTTATCAATCTTATCTCATCCTCGTTATTGTCATAATGTGTGCCAATGCCAAGCCTCTTAATCGTTTCCCACTTCATTTTCCCATTGGTAAAATAGACTCTTGAGTGTGGGATGCCTATTTTATCCGCTATCTCATAAACCGCCTTATCATCCTCCTCTTGCCTCCTTGTTACTATGTAGACAGTCTTGCCTTCCTCTTTTAAAGCCATGGCTTTCATTTGATACCTCTCTTGGGTCAATGTATCATCAAAATCAAAACTAACCTTATTCATATCCACTGCCTTCATGTACTCTTCATCATGATTATCTTCATCCTCTTGTGCCAAATATGCCACATAAGCTATCTCTGCGCTTGAGCGTGATGTGAATACACACTTACCATCTCCTATCCTATATTTTCCGTTGCTGCACCTGTATATGGGCATATTTACTGTTTTAAAATTAATCGTCCATTTGCATCGCGCCTCGGCATGAAACCAACCGTGCATCTGCAATTTATAGTAAATCCGGCAGGAGTGGTAGCATCACCAGGAAATTGAGCAGCTATTATCCTACCATCAATATCTTGTGATAAGAATGGCTCATCGTACCCAACTTGCTGCCCATCCATGTGGTAATGATCAAAAGAATTCTTTGGTATTCTCCTCGTTCTACTATCTCTACTTGCTATCCATATCTTATCTACCTCGAAATTATGGCTTTTGGCTCCGACCATAGTAGCATAATTAGTTGCCCTCATCACCTCTGTCCTTGCTATCCTATTAGCTCTGAACTTAGCATAGCCATTTTCCTTGATTATCATTTTCGCTATCTCCTCATTGCTCATCCGCTCATCTATAGCAGCAGCCACAAGTTTTCTCAATTTATCCTTAGTGGTTTGAGTCATCTCGGCAACAAGAGTGAATCCATACTCAGACAAATATTTTATTATCTGTGTAATCCAATCATCGTTTAACCCAAATGGATTAGCAGCCTTTTGACTCATGTTTCTTACAGACCTATAAACAGCATTACCGAACAACACTGCAGACTCACGATACAATTTACCCATAATCGTCATTATCTCATCGTTCCATGCGTAACTGCCCATCATGCTCAAAGCCGCTTGTGGGCCCATCTTCAGCACATCATCAGAGAACTGTTTTAGGTCTTTTAATATCGCATCCTTAAACAAAGAACTATACTTATCATCAAGTTGCTTACGCAACCTCTCAACTTTAACCCAATACTCCTTGCGCTCTTCTGCGTTCATCTCTTAATTTCTCTTTATAAGCCATTCGCAAAGAATCCATCATCCTTCGCTCCACTGCGCAAGTACGCTCGCTCTTCAGCTTGGGATATTTCTGAATCACTATCTGCATTATCTCCTCGTCTGTAGTTTGCGATGTTATCATTTGTACTTCCATCATTGCCTACGCTTAAATCCATTACAGCTTGCTCAATTGGTATCAAACCTTGATTGATATACGTATACTCATAAGCACCTCCCATCTCCTCATAATTCATAGCTACTCTCTTCTCATCCCATGTCAACCAATTCGCATCGCGCAAAGCACGAACCATTCTCTCCATATCTTGTTGCATTTCCGGTAAAGCGGTAATATCAAAATCAATGAACACATCCTCACCAAAAGCCGGAACGAGGAACTTATTTAGCTCATCTCTCAAATTGCAACATTTTGGAATAATTGTGTTAGTAATCAAGTCCCTCATTGCGTTCTGGTAATTATTGTAAGAACTTGTATCAACATCAAACAATACAGCAGGCAAACCAAATACTCTACACCATTGATGCATAGACATTCTCATTGTGTTAACCAGCTCCATATCAACAGAACTAAGACCAAAATTAAGATAGTCCCAAGGTGTTTGTAGAACAGCTACCTTACCTTTATTGTCTACCGTATTAATGTACT